GGTAATTCGCAGCACGGTCTTTCACTATATACGGCCAAACCCCAACCTAGTTTCCGTTTCCGCTGATGAATGGTAAAAAATGTCGACTCAAAAAGAAGTAGCGGAGCATTTAGATATTTCAGATAGACAGGTTAGGAATCTGCTCTCTAAGTCAATACTTCCGGTATCTAAGGGTGCAGGCGGGTATGATTTGGACGGGTGCAGAATTGCTTATATTAGCTATTTGCGGAATATGTCAAGAACGGGCGGCGCGGTGGTGGAAGCCTCGGGCGGTGATATCGATATCGAAGCCGAACGCGCAGGGCTCACAAAAGCACAGCGTATATCCCAAGAATTGAAAAACGAAATACTAGAAGGCCGTTATATGGCCATCGAAACCATACAAGAAATACTATCAAAAATTCTAATACAGGTTGGCGGCATATTGGCGGCGCTGCCTTTAAATCTAAAGCGTAAGCACCCGGAGCTAGAAAAGCGGGTAATTGATTCAATCCAAGCTGAAATAATCAAACATCAAAACGAAGCGGCCAAGCTTGACGAATTTATAGAGCAGGCAGTTTATGACAGTATTGAGCAAGCAAGAGGGAGTTAGCGCCAAGGCAGCTATTGAAGCGGTGAAAAAGGGTGTTGGCGTTTTGTACGCCGCGCCACTTATGACCGCCGTTGAGCACGCCGACGAAAACTTTTATATGAGCGCCGAGTCTTCTTACATCGAGGGCAAATGGAAAACCGTACCCTATCAAGTTGCAATCCTTAACGCCATGGGTAACGATGATATCGACGAGGTTAATTGGGTTAAATCGGCGCGTGTTGGTTATACCAAACTATTGGCTTGTGCCATCGCATATTTTGCCGAGCATAAAAAACGAAATGTAATAGCATGGCAGCCGGACGACGGCGCGAGAGATGATTTCTCAAAACAGCACATAGACCCAATGATTAGAGATGTTGGCGTTTTGCGTGCTATGTTTCCGCACCTTGGCAAAAAGCACAAAAACAATACCATTGAATGCAAGGTGTTTGGCAATCAACGGCAGCTACATTTAAAAGGCGGTAAAGCGGCTAAAAACTATCGTGAAAAATCGGTTGATGTTGCTATTTATGACGAGCTTTCAAAATTTGATCAAGATATAGAAAAAGAAGGTAGCGCTACTTTTTTAGGTGATAAGCGTTTGGAGGGGTCAGTATTTCGAAAATCAATTCGAGGGAGCACGCCAGCCATACAAGGTACTTGTCAAATTGAAGAGGCAGCCGGAGAAGCCTCACATTATTTCGAGCGTTACATACCATGCCCACATTGTGACGAACCGCAAGTTTTAAAGTTTGGGGGTCGTGGTTTAGATTATGGCTTGTCTTGGTTGCAAGATGCCGACGACGACGAGAAGCCGGAAACAGCTCATTACGTTTGCCCAATTAACGGTTGCATTTTTTACTATGCTGATTATCTCGTTGCTGATGAAAAAGGGTTTTATAAAAGTCAAAAGGGTGTAACGACCTACGACGGTCTAACGTTTTATGATAACGATGGGAACATTGCACCAACACCAATAAGCGTGGCTTTCCATAATTGGGCGATCCATTCACACTTTAGCCCTTGGAGCCGGATTGTAAAAGATTGGCTAAAAGCAAAACGCACGCCGGAAAAGTTAAAATCTTTTGTTAATACGACGCTCGGCGAAACATGGGAAGAGGATCAAGGCGAAAAACTAGAACCCGAAATACTTTACGCAAGGCGCGAACACTACAGGGCCGAAGTGCCGGTTAACAATTGCGTGTTAGTTGGTTCTATTGATACTCAGGACGACAGATTCGAAATAGAGATTTCGGCATGGGTAGCTGGTGAAGAAAAATATTGTATTTCTTACGAAAAACTTTATGGGGATTTGTCGCGCTCTGAAATATGGGATAAATTAGGCCAACGATTAAAGCGGCAATTTAAAACGCCGTCGGGCTTGTTGCTTGATGTGAAAATTGCTTGTATCGATTCCGGTGGCCACTACACCGACGAGGTTTACGCATTCAGCAAAAAGCATGGGTTAACGCGATTTATCCCGATCAAAGGGGCGAGTACAGCCGGTAAACCTGTAGCGGATTTTAAACGCAAACGATCAGGCCAAGGCGTTTATTTAACGATGGTCGGTACAGATACCGCAAAAGAAATTATTACCTCAAGGTTAAAAATATTCGAACCGGGTGAAGGTTATGTTCACTTTCCTGTTAACGAAGGTTTCAGCGAGGAATATTTTAAACAACTTACAAGCGAGCGCAAAAAAAGCAAGGTTATAAAAGGGCGGCGCGTTGTTGTTTGGGATGCCGGAGGGCGACGTAACGAGCCGTTCGATACTGCAGTATATAACCTCGCTGGCATACGAATATTACAGCAAAATTTCGCGCTCAATCTTTCAAAATATACCAATGCCGAAAGTGATGAAGGCGCAGAAAATGTACCCGCGCCGGTCATACAAAAAGCGCAACCAGCGAAACCGAAACAAGAAGAGCAAAATTATTTAGGCTATGAAGGCGATTGGATATGACAAATACAGAGATTCAAGAGGTTATTGACGAGTATATAAAAGCCGAGAGAGCGGTTTTAAAAGGCAAGTCTTATACCATCGGTGCCCGTTCGTTGTCGCGTGAAAATTTGCCGGATATCCGAGAGGGTCGCCAAGAATGGGAGCAGAAATTAGCAACGAGCACAGCACGAAGCGCTGGGCGAAACAATCACTACTCACTTGCGGATTTTAGCTAATGAGCGCTATCGATAAAGGTTTAAACGCGCTAGAAAGCGCGGCGGGTGTAGTTGATAAAACGATTGGTTTTGTTTCGCCTACGTGGGCGGTGGCGCGCAATAAATCGCGCTCAATGCTTGCGGCGTATGAAGCGACAAAACCAAACCGCTTACGCAAAACACAAAAAGAATCACGTGGCCCTGATGCCGTAATGTTTGGTGCCGGGGCATCTTTGCGAGATCAAGCCCGATACTTGGACGAAAATCACGACCTAGTGACGGGCATTCTTGATACGTTAGTGGTTAGAACGGTTGGCCCTAGCGGCATTAACGTGGAGCCAATGGTAAGAAGTAACGAAGGTGAGCCGCTAAAGGAATTTAACAAAGAATTATTAGACGGCTTCGCAGAATGGTACGAACGCCCCGACGTTACCGGCGAATATTCGGGGGCGCAGTGTGAGCAGTTAGCGGCTAGAACGTGGTTGAGAGATGGCGAGCAACTAACGCAACACGTAATCGGCATGAAGCCCGGGCTACGGCATTCAACGAAAACAAAATACTTGATCGAGCTTTTAGAGCCTGATTTATTGCCTTGGGATTTCGAAGACGCGAAAGATAATATCGTACAAGGTGTTCAAAAAAACGCATGGGGCCGACCTATACGCTATTGGATTTATAGACAGCACCCAAGTGAGATAAATAGCTACAGAGTAAGCCGCGAAGATTTAAAATCTGTGAGCGCTGATTTTATATCTCACATTAAGTTAACGCGGCGCATTAGACAAACGCGGGGCGTATCTGTTTTCCATTCCGTGATGACAAGAATACAAGACCTCAAGGATTATGAAGAAAGCGAACGAGTAGCGGCTAGAATTTCTGCAGCAATGGCGGCGTATATTAAAAAGGGCAGCCCCGATAGCTTTATGCCGACGGAAACAGAAACAGACCGATCTTTTAAAATAGCGCCGGGTTTAGTGTTTGACAGACTGCAGGCAGGCGAAGAAATAGGAACGATACAAAGCAATCGGCCTAGCGCTTTGCTAGAGCCTTTTCGTAATGCAATGATACGCATGATTTCGAGCGGTACACGTACAAGCTATTCAAGTGCTAGTAAAAGTTTCGATGGTTCTTACTCTTCGCAGCGACAAGAACTAGTCGAACAATGGGATCATTACGCAACGTTACAAAGTGAATTTATAGCAAGCTGGAAAATGCCGGTTTATAAAAACTATATTCGCGCAGCTATTGCATCGGGTCGCCACGTTATACCAGAAGAGATTGACGTCGAAACGTTATTCAATGCGCATTACCAAGGGCCGTCAATGCCTTGGATTGATCCCAACAAAGAATCACAAGCAAATGAGCGTGATTTGAGAATGGGCGTTAAGTCGCAATCGGGAATTATTCGCGCCAGAAATTTAAACCCAACTCAACTACGCGATCAAATCAAACAAGATAGGCAGTTTGAAGAAGAAAACGACCTTGTGTTTAGTGGCAACGCAAAGCATGACCTAGTGCCAGTGGTGCAGGTAGAAGAAACCCAAACCGGCGCAAATAGTGCCAAAGACGAGGACGAGTAATGAAAAAATATTACGAGATTAAAGCAATGGGCGAGAGTACCGGAGAGGTATATATCTTTGGTTCAATCGGCAAAAGCTATTGGGATGATGATGCAGTCGGGGCGCTTGATTTTATTTCTGAGCTTAAAGCGCTGGGCAACGTATCCCAAATTGATTTACATATTAATAGTGAAGGTGGGAGCGTTTTTGAAGGCAACGCAATCTTTAACGCACTAGCTAATCACACGGCAAAAGTGACGGCATACGTTGAAGGGTTAGCGGCCTCGATGGCGTCAGTAATTGTGATGGCTGCAGACAACGTTGTTATGAATGAAAATTCAATGCTTATGATTCACGACCCATGGGCCGGTGCGGTTGGGAATTCAAAAGAATTACGCAAACAGGCCGACGCGCTCGACAAAGCAAAAGACACAATGATATCAAGTTATCGAAAAAAATCCGGACTTGATGAAGATCAGATTTCGGCAATTATGACCGAGGAAACATGGTTTAGCGCAAGCGAAGCTGTAGAACTCGGTTTCGCTGATGAAATTATTGAACCGCTAGAAATGGCGGCATGTTTGAACAAAGTTGATTTGTCTAGGTTTGCAAAAGTACCGGCGCTTTTAACCTGTGCAACTAAAGAAGTTTTACAACAAAAGCCCGTCAATTCCGGCGGCACAATCGGAGAAAAAATTATGCCAAAAGGCAACCTAAACGCGGCTGATGCCGATAAAATCGACGTTGAAGCTATCAAAGCGAAAGCCGCTACAGATGCCTTGGCGATTGAAGCAAAACGACAGGGGAGCATTCGCAATATATTTGGATACTTCCAAGGCCAGGATGAATTGATGTCAGAATGTTTGTCAGACCAAAGCGTCACCGCTTCTGGCGCACAAACCAAATTGCTCGCGGCTTTGGGTGCCGGTGTTGAGCCTTTAGGCCACGATACGCGCGCAACTACCACAGAAGATCATAGCGACAAATTCAAAACCGGTTTTGCTAGCGCAATTTTGGCGCGTGCTGGTGTTGCAAAAGATGACGAGCGCAACGAATTTCGCGGGCTGTCACTTGTTGAAGGGGCGCGAAAAAGCCTAGAAGCTCGCGGCGTGTCAACTGGGCACATGGACAAATTAGCTATGGTTGGCGCGGCGTTTACGCACTCAAGCTCAGACTATGGGACGCTTTTAGAAAATATAGCTAATAAATCAATGTTAAAAGGTTTTGACGAGTCGGAAGAGACTTTTCAAGAGTGGACAACGCGCGGCGTGCTAACCGATTTTAAAGCAACTAAGCGCGTAGACCTAAACACTTTTCCTGATTTGTTAGAAGTGCCAGAAGGCAGCGAATACAAGTATGGAACCATGGGCGACCGTGGCGAAACCGTACAACTTGCGACTTATGGCCGACGATTTGGTATTACTCGACAAGCAATTATTAATGATGATTTGAGCGCGTTTACTCGCATCCCTCAAAAGATGGGGCGCGCCGCGCCTCGCACCATTGGTACGCTTGTTTATGCAATACTAAGCGGCAATCCTAATATGTCAGATGGGGTTGCTCTATTTCATGGGGATCATGGCAACTTAGGAAGTGCTGGTGTAATTAGTACTGCTTCTGTTGATGCGTTGAGGGTACTAATGGCAGTGCAGAAAGACCCTGATAGCAACGCCACAGCCCTTAATATTCGCCCCGCACATTTGATAGTTCCAGTGCAGCTAGAGGGGTTGGCTAAAACTGTTTTAGAGTCCGAGACAGAAATAGCCGCAAGTCAAAATAACAGCAAGCGCCCGAACAGCGTTCGCGGAATTGCTAACGTTATTTCTGATGCCCGGCTTACTGGTACGTCTTGGTTTATGACTGGTTCTTCTGCAATGCATGATACCGTAGAGGTTTCATATTTGGACGGGAACGATAAGCCGTATCTTGAACAGCAAAACGGGTGGAATATTGACGGCGTTGAGTTCAAGGTTCGCTTGGATGCTGGCGTTAAAGCGTTAGATTTCCGCGCACTTGCTAAAAACGCAGGCGCTTAATATTTACTATTAATAATTAGCGGCTCCAATTTCGGGGCCGTTATACTTCGAGGATTTTAAAAAATGGCTACAAATTTTATACAAGACGGATGTGTGATTGATTTCGTTAACGCCACAGGTTCAACAATCCTTTCAGGTGCGGTTGTTGTTATCGGTACTATTATCGGTATTGCGATTGGTGATATTTTAGATACAGAAACCGGAGCAGTAAGAATTGACGGCGTTTTCGAGCTGCCAAAAGTCAGTGCGGCAGTTTTGTCCGTTGGTGAATCAGTGCAATATGATTTGTCAGCGTTGGAAATTGCCGACGATGGAGCGACCCCCGCCAGCGGTGACTTGGTTGGTTGTGGTGTGGTTGTTGAGGCGGCTGGTAATGGCGTGCTAACCGCAAAAGTTAAAATTAATGTTGTTGGTGCGGCTGTAACGGCTTAAAACTTATAGCTAATATTAAGGGGCTTAACGGCCCCTTTTTTTCAAATGGGTTTGAATATGTTTGAAGAAGACTTAGACGCTTTTTTTGATTTGGACGCTCACGGCGTCGAGGTAATATTAGGTAATAGCGGTGACATAATTACAGGTATATTTGATCGGGAATTTTTGGAATCCTTAGATATTCAAGGCAGCTCACCCGTTCTTACCTGTAAAAGTGTTGACGTGGAAAATTTAACGCGCAAAGACCCGCTAGAAATTGACGGCAAAATTTATACTTTTGTCAGGGCTGAGCCGGACGGCGCAGGCGTTACCCGTGTGTTATTGGAGTTAACCTAATGCATAGAGCGGAAACGATTTTAAACGCAATAGAAACCGCGTTAACTGGTTTAACTACCACGGGCGCTAATGTGGAGCGTGGACGCGTTTACTCTGTTGATATTACGCCAAGTTTATCGATTGAAATGGGGAATGACGAGGCTATTCTAACTAACTTTTCAAAACAAGACCGGGCGCTCGACGTTGTAATCACAAGTTACACAAAGTCGACGGCAAACACAGAAACACAATCAAACGCAATTAGGGCCGAAGTTTACGCGGCGCTAATGAATGATAGGACGCTTGGTTTATCCTTTGTCAGCAATATATTTTTAGAAAATGACCTGTCGCCACAATTGAGCGGTGAGGGAGGGGAGCGCATAAGCACGCAAGCGCTAAATTATATCGTAAATTATCGTCACTCATTAACTAATGCAGAAGGGTAGCAATGGCAGATCAACCCGAAAAAAAGCGAAGAAAATTGACAGTAAAAAGCGGCGGCTCAACTACAAAAGGAGATAAAAACAATGTTAGTAAATAGAGAAGTGATACTGGCTAAGTTAGAAAGCACTTACAATGCCGACCCAACACCAGCGGCGGGTAGTGATGCTGTTTTGGTTGAGTCGCCGAGCTGGACAAACGAAGGCGCACGAATGATTGAACGCGCAAACGTTAAGGCTACGCTAGGCAAAGATCAAAGCATTTTTGCAGGGTCATTAAAAGCCGTTTCTTTTGAAATGGAAATCAAGGGCAGTGGGTCGGCTGGTACGCCGCCGGAAATGGGGCCTTTGTTGCGCGGGTGTGGTTTGGGTGAAACAATTGTTGCATCCACAAGTGTTACATATGCGCCGGTATCGACGGCTCAAGAATCCATTACAATTTATTACTACGCTGACGGAATGTTACACAAGCTAACCGGGTGCCGTGGTAACGTATCGTTTTCAATGGAAGCTGGCGGCGCAGGAAAGGCTAGTTTTAGTTTCACCGGCCACAATGCCGGGGTTACTGATGCGGCAATGGTTACGCCCTCTTACGATTCGACAGTACCCGCGCCGGTAATCAATGTACCTTTCACAATCGGCGGCTATGCTTCTGTAATCAACTCACTATCTGTTGATTTGTCGAATGGACTGGCAACGCCTTCTGATATGTCGTCCAGTGATGGTTTTGGCGAAGTGATTATCACCGCCCGCGATGTCAACGGCTCATTCGACCCAGAGGCGGTTTTAAAAGCTACGAAGGATTATATTAACGAGTGGGAAGCGGGAACGACAATGGCACTATCATGCGGTGTTATCGGGTCAAGCGCTGGTAATCGCTATAAAGTGGATATGCCTGCAGTTTATTATCGTGAAGTTGGACAGGGCGACCGAGACGGGTTGCGCACGTTCGATATTAGTTACGGCGCGACAGAGTCGACCGGTGACGACGAAATATCTTTAGCATTTACATAACAGGACTTTTATAAAATGGCAATCACAGCAATTAAGGGTATAGCGCCCGACTGGTTCGAGCCGGAGCAAACCGGCGAAAATCCTACTAGATTCAAATTAAAGCCCTTGAACGGGCTCAATTATTTGGAATTACTGGCGGGTTTAGACGGACAGAAATTAACAGCCAGATCAATAGATGCGGCGTTACAATATGGCCTTGTCGCTTGGGAAAACTTCAAGGATTTTGATGGGAATGAAATCGAGCATTCGGTTAGAAATTTTGAGCGGATTCCACCGATGACTATCAACGCCATAGTAAACGAAATTATGAACATTTCGCAGCTATCCGGTGAAGAAAGAAAAAACTAATTATTGCAGTTGATATCCAAAATAACCCAAAGGATTTTAACTGCAATACTTGCTCACATCGACATTGTGACAGCGACTATAAAATCACAGGTTCACGCGGCCCGGCTCCTTTTCCAAAGTGGAAAATAGAGATAGGCGGCGGTATTTCTATGGATTTAAAAACATGTCCTTTGCCGTTAGTAAGTGATATGTCAAGGACGATATTATCACTGCACAAGCATTATCAAAACGGCTGTTTTCCTTATTCTGGTGGCCTATTCGATCAGCCTAATCTTTATATCCAAGCCATGGAGCTTTTATAAATGTCACAAAGTAAGCATGAGTTTGTTTTAAGCTCTAAAAACAAAACCGGCAAGGATTTTAAAAAGATCACTGGCGATTTGCGCGGGGTTGAGATTAAGCTCGGCGATGTTGCCGGAAAAATGCGGTCAATGGGTGCGGTAGGTGTCAAAGCCGTTGGTGGTGCAGCGGTTGCGGCGGGTGTGGCGATTGTCGCTATGACAGTAAAAGCAGCGGAAGCGGCGGGGGAGCTGCAAAACCTTTCGCGTGTTGCTGGTGCTTCGACAACTGAATTGCAGTTGATGGCGAGCGGTGCGCGGCTTGTTGGTGTTGAACAAGATAAACTTGCTGATATTCTAAAAGATACGAACGACAAGTTAGGCGACTTCTTACAAACCGGCGGGGGAGCTGCTACAGATTTCTTTGAGAATATCGCACCAAAAATCGGAGTGACTGCGGAAAGCTTCAAAGACTTATCGGGGCCGGATGCTCTACAGCTTTATTATTCAAGTTTGGAAAAGGCGAATTTATCACAACAAGAAATGACCTTTTACATGGAGGCCATAGCCAGTGATTCAACGCTATTAATACCGTTGCTGAAAAATGGCGGCGCGGCAATGTCTGAACAGGCCGATAAAGCGGAGCGGCTGGGCTTGGTTTTGTCAGAAATGGAGATAGGTGCGCTCGGTCACGTTGAGGTTAAAATAAAAAACGCGACTGCAGGTATCGGCGCATTTACCCAACACCTTGGCGCTAAGTTTGCGCCTATTATTGGCGAGGTGTCAGATGCTTTTATGGATGCCGTTGAAAGTGCTGGTGGGTTTGGTGAGATATCAACAAAAGTATTTAACACAATAATAACAGGCGTTGGCCTCGCGGCTAATGTTGTTCGGGGGTTGCATGCTGTATTTATAGGAGTGCAGGGTATTGTTGTTCGTGTCGCAGAAGATATTGTAAATATGCTTGCGATGATCGAAAACGGATGGCGAGAAATTGCAAATCTTATACCGGGGGTAACAGTTAAAACAACGGGGTACGCGCAGGAATTAAAGGACACGTTAACGAGCGTGAGAACAGATATACAAGATCAGTTTCTAGAATTGGCAGCTGAACCCATGCCGTCCGAGAAACTCGCAGAATGGGCAGAAGAGGCAACGGTAAAAGTTCAAGAAGCCGTGGCGGCTGCCAAGGTCGCAGAAGTCGAGGCTGGTGAAGGTGAAGAACTCGAAGCGCCTGCAGTCGATCAAGAAGTTTTAGACCGATTATCAAGAATGGAAACGCTAAAAGAGCTTAAAAAACTCGAAATTGCAAACGATGCCGAAAGCGAAGAATTAGCATATCTAAACCGGCAGCAGATGCTACTTACATCGCTGGAGAATGAGCAAATAACAAAAGACAGTTTCAAACTTCTGGATTTGCGAAATGAGGAAAAGTATCAAAACGCGCTTTTAAAACTTGATGATAAAACAATAAAAACCCGCGAGATGTGGGAAAAGATGTCAGCAAAGAACAAGACAAAGTTCGTTCTAGGCCAGATGACAAATTTAATGCAGGAAGGCGGCAAGAAAAACAAGGCAATGTTTGAAGCGGGAAAGCTTGCAAGTATTGCCAACGCAACTATAAACACGTATGAAGCAGCAACGGGCGCTTATAGTGCTATGGCGTCAATCCCATTTGTTGGCCCGGCTTTGGGTGCCGCTGCAGCGGCGGCGGCTGTTGTGTCTGGGATGGCTCAAGTTAGTTCTATCCAGTCGCAATCATTCGGCGGCGGTGGCGGTGGTGGTAGTGCTGGCTCCAGTGCGCCATCTGTTGGGGTGCCGTCGTTGTCTAGTTCACCATCGTCGAGCTTATCGTTACCAGAAGCAGACGACGACGAGCCAGAAGAGGAAAAGGCGCGGGTGATTGATATCACGTTAAATGTCGAAGAGGACGCGCTTCTCACGGGTCAAACCGTTCGGCGACTGATGGAAGAAATAGGCGACGAGGCCGGATACAACGTTAAATACGGATAGGAAAAAAATGGCTTATTTTGCTTACGACAATTTTTTAAGAACCGCGACGATTTTAAGCGAAGACACAACCACAAATTTTGAAATGGTAAAGGGCTTGGACGGGCGCGGATATTCTCGCGCCGGTTTTGAATCGGGCGCAGATAGAGAGGTGGTTTTCGATTTTGGAACGATAAAAACTTTCAACTTGCTTTTGTTAGCTAATCATAATTTGGGGGCAGTTGGGGCAACAATTACCATTTTGGTATCATCTGATAATGTTAGCTATTCATCGGTCGGAGCAAGCACTATAACAACCGATTATGTTACAGAGTGGTCACAATCAAACAGAACTTACCGATATGTAAAAATTAAAATCTCCGGGCACACAGGCGCGGCGTATATCGGAGACTTATATCTTGGTACAAAACTGGATATACCCTACGGAATGCCAAGGGGTTTTATCAGCCCCGACCAATACGACACTGACACTATAACCACGAATATAACCGGCAATGGTGCGCTTGCTGGGGTCGATGTGATAGAGCGTCCTAAGCGCTGTAAAATTCCTTTGAAAAATTTCGAGCGATCATGGTTTGATGATAATTGGGCCGCTTTTGTCGCGTCAACTAAATTGTTCCCTAGCTATTTTGTGTGGGGCAGTGGAGAGCGCCCGATATATTTTACATTTTATAAAAAGGTTGGTTCGCCAAAATTCACAACTAACAATCGACAATCGGTAACGCTTGACGTTGAGGGCGTTGTTTAATGACGTATGCAGCGGAAAAGGACAAGCTTTCACGAAAGCCGTTTACGATTATTAAAATCGAAATGGATACGACAATAAGTGACGGCGGCGCGGAATATCATTGCTATGGTGTGACTCCCTTCGGTCAGTTGTTCTATTCGCATGATATAAAAAACGGCTACAATCCTACGCCCACAAAAATGAGCATAGCAAGCGGGTTGGGCTTTCGTGGTCATATCAGCGTAAAATTAAATGATTTTTCTTTTGGCGACACAGGTACTTACTTTGGGCGCTTGCTTGCGAATAACCCCTATTATCTTGATAGGAAAATAAAAGTATACACGGGATTTTATGACGGTGTAACATTTGATTGGGCCAATTTTAAAGAGCACTTATATTTTATTAAGAAGATTGTAGGGCCGGATTCGAAAGGGTTTGTGACGATCACAGCCGCCGATCCTTTAACGTTATTAGACGATGATCAAGCACAAGCCCCGGCGCATTCAGATGGAACGCTTGCGGGGCCGCTAACTGATTCCGCAACTGGAACAATCAGCGTGACAGATAACACGGGATTCGATAGCGGTGGCGGGGTTGCAAATTTTGACGGCGAGCTTGTAAAGTATAGCGGTTTATCGGCTGGAACGTCGTTAGTAGTTACCGAACGCGGTTCTTTTGGGTCAGAAGCAAAGGCACACGAAGCAGACGAGGCAGTAAGAAATTGCTACCACTTCGACGGGCTAAATGTTGTTGATGTTGTGCGTAGTCTAATAGAAGATTTTAGCCCAATCGATCACGCTAACTACATCGATGATACCGCATGGAATTTAGAGCGTGATAATTATTTGATAGGTGATCTAGTTACGGGCGTTATAAGTGACCCTACAGACGTTAAATCGATAGTAGAGGATTTGTGCAAGCAGGCTTGGTTGTCGCTGTGGTGGGATGATACGGAGCAGACAATTAAGCTTAAAGCAATCGGCCCCAATGTTACCGCCAATACCGCTATAAATAAAAACGAGCACATTTTGGAGAGCGGCGAAAAGCAAAAGCGCGACCCGACGAAAGCGATTAGTGAGGTTTGGATTTATTATGGGCGCATTGATCTAAGTAAGGACGCGACGGAGCCGAAAAACTACTCGAGCTTATATATTGATCTCGACGCCGACGCGACTACCGGCCACTTAAAGCCAAAGATAAAAAAGATTTTTGCAAAAGCAATACCGGCGAGCGGGGGCAGTAGTGTAAGTAAATTGGCTTCGAGAATTCTATCACAAAATAAAATCGGCTTACACGAGTACGCTTTTGAGCTTGACATAAAAGACGCTGATGTAACGACGGGTGAAGCTGTAACAGTTAGCACCGACTTGATCCAGGGCGTTGACGGTGTGGAAGTTCCAACTAATTTTATGGTTGTAGAGCGCGATAAGATCGGCGACACAAAATACCAATACAAGGCTATTAAAACGGGGTTCTTGGAGGGTGCCAATTATGGTGTAGTGGCTCCAAACGGAACGCTAGATTACTTGTCTGAAACTGCAGAAAATAAGGCGAAATATTGCTTTATCGCGTCCGACGTTGACTCTAAAATGTCAAACGACGACGACCCAACACTAATTATATAACAGGTGAAAAAATGACAGGTTACGCCGCGCTATCTGGAACGCAAATTGACGCCGACAGCCCACTAATTGAAGATACGTTTACAAAATTAAGAGATAACCCGCTCGCTATGTTTGAAGGGGCAGCCGGTTCGCCAAGATTGCAAACGGCGGGTATAAACGATAGCGCAGTCACAGCCGCAAAGATTGCTGCCGATGCGGTTGGGAAAAGTGAAATAGCATCTGGGGCGGTTCACCAGGCCGAGTTGAATACATCAACAAGTGAAGCTTCTGGTACGTCTGTTTCAATGGCACCGGTCTATTTGCTGATGGCTGGTGGTGAATATTCGTTTGGCGGGACTGCAAAAACCGGACCAATCGGCGGTACATTCAAGCTTGTGGGATCTAGTACCGGTTATTTAAACCGGTATACTTTCACTGCGAATTCATCAAATCAAACGGGATATTTAAAACAGCGCTATATCAACAGCTCACCACCCTACGACCTCGGCGACGGCGACGTGCCGCTTTTCTATTTTGCACATATCAGAGGCGGTTCCGTGATTAGCACATATGCAGCTGATGTGCCGCCGTGGGCGTACAATGGGCCAACATCTGTTCGTGCCGATATTGTCGACAAATTCGGAAAAAAATTTAAAAAAGTTAGAACGATTGACAGGTCGCGCGGCGAAGTCAAGACGGAGCTGCAGGAAATAACTCACGAAATCAAAAACGCAGACATGAAAATAATCCCGCATCCATTTTTCAACGTTCAAGCTGGGGATGATGTTGTATTGCTAGACCCACCAAGCACGCTAGACTTACTGAAAATGCACGAGGCGGGAGAAAGTATCGCCGGATTGTTTGAGGATGGCTATATACGTCTCGATAATTCTAACATAACAAGAAAAACCCCAAGCGGGGTTACCGCTTGCGGGTACAAATGGCGTAATAATTTTTAACCATTACCTCCGCAATTCAGCTAGAAAGGCTTTTATTTGAGCGTGCTCGTCAAGAGTTGCCCATACCTTACGCTGTACGCGCCCGGCTTCGCGGTGCCGTTCGTCGCTTGCTTTTTGACGTTCAGCGCTTGTTTTCGGTGCGCTCATTTTTTTTGCTTCCGCTACTGAATCCGCATAAATACTGTCATTTATGTAATTGATCTCGCCGTTATCGTACGTAATGTTGTATTTAGTCATATAGTGATTCCTCTTCCATTATTTAGTTTTACATTTCGATTACAAAATCTTCAAAGTCGTAACAACTTATGTAATGCGAGTTATCAATTGTTCCAACTAACCACCCGCAGTTTTTACAATGCCACTCTTCCCATCGATCGGGGTGACTGACCATGTTTCCTGTGGTCTCGGTTTCTTTGCATCGACATTTTGGGCACTTGTCTTTATTCCGACCATTGTGCATAAAACTCTATCCCCCGACATTATTTAGTCTTGCTCTGTGCATGATAAGAACGGGCTACCCGATCAACGTTAGGATCATCGTCTTTTCTTGGTCTCCAAAGTATCGGTCTAGACGGCCATACATCCCCGTCATACACCCACCAATTACCCTTTGGCCACTCTCCCTGGTAGTTGCATTTGTGTATCCCTGTTGATCCTGGTTCGATTGCTGAAAACATGCTTCCGTCTTTGGGGCAATAAATCGCATCTTTCCATCCAAGCTCTAGCAGCCTTTGATGTCCTTCTCGTATCTGGTCTATTGCGTCCTGTTCGGTCGGCATATTTTTTGTTCGGTCAGCCTTTCTCTGCACGATCTTCTCAAGCAACTTATCAACATCGATTTTTTTCATAGTTCCTCCACTCCTTAACTTTCTCCTATTCGACATTACTTAGTGTTGACCTGTCCAGTTTGGTACGGTGAGTCGGGTAATGGTTTCCAGTACTCGACCTCGATAGGCTCGCCACAACAATCATCAAAAGCGCCCATGCTCTCGTTGTCCTTTATATGCATAAGCTCTACGTCATGCTCATGTACGTGCGCTTGTGTCCCATCAACAAAACGAACGTCAATGCACCATTGCTCATTACTCTCGGAATCTTGCCAAGTTCCGTGTTCAATCTCTGCTTTAACATCCATCGCTGCTACGGTTTTTTCGATGCTGTAGTCATTATCTTGAATTAAATCCTTAAACTTTTGAGCTAGTGTTGTCATGCTATTTTCCTCGTTTAGTTGATCTAATTTCATGTTGATTTGCTCCGTTGCGTTTCAGTAAGTTAATAATATATCAATGTTAGCGCTAACGCAACAGGACAAAGCAAAATAAATGGAATTAAATTTAAGGCACAAAAAAGCCCCTGCAAAGGGGCTTGCATTGGTTGACGTTTGGCTGCTCTGGATTATGCAGCCTCAACACCCTCAATAGATTTCTTAACTGACATAGGATCATCAATACTTTTAAATATCAAATCATTGATGCCGGTGCCGGTGATCTCAACATTGCCATAGCCAAAAATGCGGCCTAATATGCTTTGCGTTATCTCGACCGTTTCAATTGATGCTAATTTCATCTCTTCGGTTTTTCGGGAAACGATACCTTTCTTATGGATTACTCGCTTGCTGGTTACGCCTTGCTCTATTGCTTTGAGCACGCAATATCTATAAATAGCAACAATTAACGTAATTCCAAAAGTCGGTATCGCAAGAATTGCCCAAATTGCAACATCCTTGTATGCCGTCCAGTGATGCTTAAATAACTGTTCTATTGTCTCGCCTTTGCTTAGTGATTCGTTAATGTACGACATTGCGCTTTCCTTGTTTGTGTTGTTAGAGGGAGGATATTAGGTCGGGGAGGCGTATGGAGTCAATTACATTTTGCAAGATGGTGAAGGGAAAAAACGGTTAGGAGTACGTGATTTTGCGCAGTCCTAAGAGGGTGAAAATAAGGGGGGGTTGTAAAAAGTTGGCCCAGAGTTGGCCAAAATAAATCTGGAATCGCTGCAGCCCTTTAAATACGGGGGCTTAATTGGCGGAGAGGGAGGGATTCGAACTTTCCATACTGTTGTTGTAGTCGGTGCGGGTTTTGGCGGTGCGCCCGTGAGTGCGCCTTACTATTATTGATTCCTTGTAAGTTATTGTATTATAAAAACAAATAGGTTTGTACAGTCCAATCAATCATCGGCACTGACCAGGCAATTGAAGACTCGTCATTATCGATTAATCTACTTAACAGTTTGAATATAGAATCAGCAAAAGATGTTTTAAGACACTTGGCTTTCCAGTAAATGGAAATAATTGAATACGGTAGCCCTGCGATTCTAGAGCTTAGCATTTCGGATGCCGATGCAATACGAGATGCTAGTGCCTCATGGAAGTTGAACTTAAAGCTAAAAAAAGACCCTTTTAGTTTATCTAAGCTGTCTCATGATAAATATGGGTTTCGAGCAATAGGGGTTGCGGGTTTTATTCGAGTTGGACGTATTAATTTGGAGATTGCTCCGAAATTTCTAAATAATGAATCGACAGGACCCGGCTGGCGCACAGCTATGTGGCGATTTTTAGCTTATGGGAGAGGGGTCGAGTCAATTGGTCAAGCAAGTGGCCATTTTCAAAATGGCACCGGTATTGCGGATATCTTAGCCGACATGTTTTTATCCTCATTGAAGGGCGCCTCTATAAGAGGCTACCCCTTAGGTTACAAGCCTATTCGATGCGACTCGTTTTTTGCTAAAGGGGTTCTCGACCCCAGGAAATATTCGAAACTGCTCCCCGCAACGGGAAAAGTTGGGGTGATATCCACACAATTAACAAATGATATAGCCCCTAATCAACTGCTGAAATGGGCCGGGTTAGAATTAGCTAGATCTGTAGAATCTTCAGAGCGTCGAAAAAAACTTAATCTCTGGCTTAGTGATTTGGCAGGTGTGTCTCATATTCCTCCACCATCAGAAATGGTTAAGTTCTCATGTCGGCAGTACCCACACCTGACTCAGGCAATGAATATTGCCAGATTACTCTATGAAGATAGAGTTGTTGGATATGGTAAAGGGGAACTAAATCTCCCTGGCTTTCTTTGGGACTCTGATGATTTGTTTGAACGAGCGGTGCGGCGCTTATTTTCAGAGGCATCTAGACCATTAGGATTTAGTGTCTCTAAAGAACGATACCCACTAGCAGATTCCGTTGACACCAGTATGATAACTATCCCAGATGTGGACTTGAAGCTTGGTGGCCGCACTGTCTTTCTAGCTGATGCTAAATATAAGTTACTTGGCAAAAATCCTAAGAATGAAGATTTTTACCAGGTATTAGCCGGGGGAAGAGTGAAGGGTGTTTCTAAAGTAAGTTTAGTGTATCCAAAATCAGGTTCAGGGATATCTTCAAAACTATACAAGCCTAAGGGCGTAGGCAACCCTAGTGAAGTAATTGTTGTTCAGATTGGACTTGAGTCTTTTTCCACACGTAACGATATCAGAAGACTTAGAGCTGACATGACCAGCTGGATCATTAAAACTATCCAACTTCCAGAACAGAAAATCGC